TCCATTAACGTTAATTGTTTGTAAATTTTTCTTGCTGGTTCGATGGCACTTTTGCCATATGGTAAAAAATTAGCATCAGAGAGCAATCTGAAATGGGCTATTTCAAAATTTTCAAATTCATGTTTAGTGTTTTGTTGCCATGCCATTTCGCCCGGGCCTTCATATAGAAATTTTACTGCATGGGGATTTTCTGGATCATACCCTTCTTCACGAACCATCTCATATGCACTAATTGGCTGTACGTTGACAATACCAACACGCTCATCAATATCTAAATGTAAATAAAAATCTCCATATTTACATAAATTTCTAATCCAAGGCCATAAATTATAATCAATATTTAAGATATCATAAAATAGATTATGTAATATTTTACGTATTTCATTATTTTCACTATTAATTACTAGTAAATCATTTTCTTCATTTTTTACTGTACATTCATCTGAATATATATCTAATGCGGATGCTAAAATAGGGTCCATATCCATGGCTTCATAATCTGTAAATAAATCTACGCGATTTTGTCCAAATGCATATGTACTATTGTAATTACTATATAATCCATTTGAACTGCGAGTAACCCCAGAGTATCTATCAATAGTAGATGTCATGTTCCGGTTGCCGGCGCTTTGTAATTTATCTGTGTCAATAACACGTAACCGCTTTTTCCCTAATCTACGTACAACTACGTTAGTACTAAATAATCGTGCTAATCGCGCCTTTAATGATGTATCTATCATGTATGTCCTATTTTATATAATTATCCTAAAAGCCAAGTTAAATCCTCGTTTTCCTTACCGCCCGGCTTCCATTCCCAGCCTTCTTTTTTGCGATCACTCGAGTCATATACCGCTTTATATTTTCCTATATGTGATATAGCAGATCTAGATAAATCTACTCCTTGTTGTTTAAGTCGAAGTGCCGTATCACGTATCCAAAGTGCAATGGCCCAACTCATTACTAAATCATCGTTATATCCTCGTTGAGCTTCTGCCTTATTCCCATTCCATATAAAAACATATAATTCATCTATTAATCGTTTATCACGGACAATAGGAGCCTTTTCTCTGAAATATGTTTCTAATTTACTTATCAATAATGGACGAGTTTTTGAGGTCGTCGAAAACCCGGGTACCATTTGATGTTTGCCTTTTAAATCATAATTTTTACGAAGATGAATATTTTCGTCTACATAACCATCTTGTTTATAACTATAATATAAATTGCCATATCCGCGGTCTATTGCAACTTGTATTACTGCCCATCCTATATTTGCATTTTCTATTACTAGCAATGCATTATTATATTCTGTAGCAATTGCAATTAACATATGACCGAATTCTGTAGTTCCTAACTTTCCTTTATATGCAGCGACTTGAGTCATACTTTCTATTTCCATGACATGAAATGCAGAACAGTCGCCTCCATCACCTCGAGCTACATCAGCTACCACTACATAATCTTTAGCAAAGTCTGCATATTCATATATCCATAGGTTACTATCAAATCCACGCTTCTCAGCTGGCTCTCGTACATATGTTTGTTCGTACCATTGAATTACTACTCCGTCAACTACTGTGTGTCCAGATGTTATAAAGTCACAATCACATTCTTGCGCAGCCATTTTTTCACCCAATAATTCTGTTTGGCGATCGCGCCATTCCTGACCTCGTTCTGGATGCATTGACCAATGTAATCGTATAGCTTCAAATTCACTGCCGGCTTGTGCGTCAACCCATGTTTTATGAAAAAAGTTTCCGGTTCCATTAGGTGTCGATAATACAATTGCTTCGCCACCCGTTGCCAACGTTTGTTGAGCGGAGGCCCATATTTCATCAATCCTATCTACAAATGCTGCCTCGTCAATTATAAGTAATGATAAGGCCTCAGATCTGCCGGCATCTCCTTTTGATGATATTGCTTTGATTTGTGAACCATTTTTAAATCGTAATGAAAGTTTATTATCTTCCAATGATTTACCACGCAACCATGAAGGCAAATTTTCGTGCATTATACGTACTTTAGTTACAAGATTTTTTGCGACATCTTGTTTAGTTGCAATTACTAATACATTAAAATCTGATCTGAATAACATACGCCATAATGCATATCCTGCTGTGAGTGTTGATATACCCAACTGCCTCGATTTTAGTATTACCGTATATCTGTTATTTGCTATTTTAGTTAATGATTCTTCTTGAAATGGATATAAATTGAAATAAACCTTACCTTGGGTCGGATGTTGAATGATACAATACTTTCTCATGAAATGTACCGGGTCTTGAGAACACCGTTTATATTCAGATCGTATTATATCTTTAAGTGAGGATGTTGCCATATATCAATAAATATATAAAAATTTTCTCGTAAAACAAAATTATTTTACGTTTTTTACGACGTAACTACTGGCAAGTACTGCAGCGAAGCCATTTAGGAACCATATGACTTTACTATCATACCATCTAGGCTTTACAGTCTCATATAAGTCTTTATGTAATTGTATTGATTTATTTAATACTGTAAGTTCTTGGTCTTGAAGGAATAATAATGTACTGTCTTGGAGATGTAATATATCATGTTGTCGTATCTCATATTCATATTCTGAAATGAGTTCAGATTTTATACTATCTGTATGTACTAGACTATCAATGTAATATTCTATGTCTAGAATTTCTTGTCCTGTAAAGCAGGTATCTGGTAATTGACTATAACTAGTTAAACATAAAAATAAAAATATAACCGTTAAATATCTCATTTTTTCTTAATATTTTTTAATCGGTTGGATGCACGTGATACATTCTTTTTTGTAGGTTTGCGTTTAGGTTTGGGAGTTTTTAATTCCTCTTTAAGTTTTGCACTTTTCTTTTTGCTTCCGGAAATGTTCTTTTTAGTTTCTGTTTTGGCAGTAACTACTTTTTTCTTTTCTTCTCGAATTACAGCAACTTTTTTCTCAACTTCCTTGATATCCTTTTTAATTTGTTTTGCTTCTTCACGTCGTTTAGACTTACCTATGAATGCTACTAACGCAATTGCGCCTGCCAGTATTCCTAATAGTGCTTTCCACCAATTTTTTAAAAATCCCATATTATACTTTGTTTAGTGTTTCTTTAATAACCTGTTTAATTAATGTTCGAACTTCTGTCATTTTTTCTATTTCTTTTGCAGATGCTCCTTTACCAATGTTGGATACGAGTGTATCATATTCACTGTCTAACTTTTCTTTTATTTTGTTAAAATGTTTAAGATCGCGTATGATCATTTTAACTGCTGAATCATTGCCTGAATTTTTAGCTTCAACATATTTCCCAGCTAGACGTTTCATTTCTTTTTTTACTTCGTCTAATTCTTTGTCTACTTTATCTAATTTTGATTTAGGCATCTTCCTCCCCATCTGATTTAGATTTAGGTCCAAATATCTTTTCTGCTCCAGCAATACCAAAACATCCTAATACAATAATCACAAATGAATTATAAATGTATTCATTAATTACTAGGTCTTTACCAAACCATCCAGTAGCTAGATCTGCCACCATGGCTAAAACCATAACTGCAAATGCTAAAAACCCTATAATACTTTTTTCGTTATATTCATTATTATCTTTAAAAATATTTTTCCAACTCATCATTTTTCTCATCATATGGCATGTTTTTTAAAGTAACTTTTTTTAATACGCTTGTAATCTTTGGCCATCTTCTTTAAAAATGCATCTTTAGCGGCATGGTCCCATTTCTCCATACTACCATCAGAATTAACAAATTCAATTTGATTACCAATTTCTTGTTTTAAAATTTCAACTTCAGCATCTGTTTGTTTAAAGAATGATTTAATATTTTCGTTAATTTTTTCCTGCTCATATTCTTCAAACTTACCAGACATTTTTAACTCATGTTCCATATCAACTACACAATCTAAACACATACCATGAATGGCTTTCATTTTCTTATCAGCTTGACCTGGGGATGTACATGTACATGTTTCTTTCGGGCAATTCTCAAATGAATTTAAATACTGCCGGACCATATCTAATTTTCCAACGGATGATCGATATCCTTCACGTTGAACATATGTACGTTCTACTCCTGTGATAGGATCTGTTTCTGTCCAAGTCTCGCCGACTTTGCGTTTTTCTTTGGCCGCGGCCGTATATCCAACTTGCTGTTTAGTCTGGAATTTGTGAGTACCATCTAGCATTTGCTTGATGGCTTTTATATTTTGTAACTTTTTTGCCATAAATTTTAAATTTCGGCTCGTACCGAGCCTTGTGCCATTCTCTGTTTCAATTTCAGTAGAACTGCATCTTTATCTTTATCTTGTCCTAATACTGCCTGAACTATTTGTAATAGGCCGGCGGCTTTTTGATCCGCTGATCCGGTGCCGATGGCTCTTTTTAACATTTTCATTTGAGCTAATTTATCTAATGCACCTACTTTTTGTGTAACATATTTTTTAGCTCTCTTTAAGAAGCCGGCTTCTATCAATTCTTTTCTAATTTCTTTGCGAATGGCTTCGCGAAGTATTGTTTCTTGTTTTGTCATTTTTATCCTCTTTAAGGGGTTTTTAATTTATTAATAAATATGCTATATCTTTACAAACATGTTATTTTGCGAAACCTTTATCCATAGCAAAATTAGCTCTACTAAATTCAATCCTATCAACTAACTTAACTCCATTGCCGATATGGTCAACTGCAACATAACCTTCTGGTGCTGTTACTTCTAATCCGCCTTGTCCATCGTCTTTGAAATGTTTTGTTTTATAAACAGCGTTATTATACTTGTTAACAAATATAAGTTTGGCTTCTGCTAATAATTTTGTTATTTTAAAAATATTAAGTATGTTATTCTTCTCCGTTTCAAATTGGTTCATCTTCTCTTCACCGGTGGCAGCTGTACGGGCCTTGCCTTTATCTGTTTTAAGTTTTTCAACTTTCTTATCTATTTGAGCTTGATACCATGCTTTGAAATTTTCAAATGATTTGTTTGGGTCGGCTAATAATTCACCTTTACGTATTTCAGAATTAATATATATGTTAAGCATATCGGCAGGTATATTATCATAATTCACTTTAATAGAATCGGCTGCTTTTACTTTAGCAAGTGCTTCTTTAGCTTCGTCATTTGATAATGTTACTGTACCTGTAGTATCTTTAAAATATGCATCATCAAACCATATACCAGGAACTCTTTTTAATCCGGATACATCTGCTCCAAATTTTGCTCCACTATGAAGATCATTATATGTTGTATGGAACACTATTCCAAATTTAGAACTACCAATTTTCTTACCTAACTCAGAATCTGCCTCTACTGCATATGTAATGGTATTTGGTCTAAAGGTGTAATGTGGAACTCCGTCTATATTAGTTGATTTTAACATGCCTTTATCAAACATGAAATCTCCTTGCAAGATATTCTTAATTCCTAATCCCGGGAGATAATCTAAAGCCTGTTTCAATTTATCTGCTAGGCCAGGTGCATGGCCATGATTCATATCTACATCATCTTTAGTATAATTTATTTTTGGTTCTTTATTAAATATAGATTTTGTACCTACAAAGAATTTTCCATTTTCAGGATTGATGCCGGCAAATAAGGCAGGAGCACCATCCCACTTAACTGATTCT